TTCATTGATCATGCTATAGTTCTTAGGTTTCTCTACAGTAAGAGTTCTTTGGAATTTATCAGTCATAGATTCCTTATGAGATATCACAAATACATTTGTGCTATCATCGAAATTACGTAAGATCCAACCAAGATCAGAAGAACCAGATTGATCAAGCGAGCCGTCAAAGATTTCATCGAGTATAAGAAGATTAGTGTCTACGCTATTCTTAAGCTTAGCAATGCTACGCCAAGTAAGCAAAAGTGCTATATCAATACGTGCCTTTTCTCCTTCACTAAATGACTCGTATGAGAACACATCTCTATATCTAGACTTAATAGTCTCCTCAAAATTCTCATCTAAAGTAAAGTTAACATAAAAATCCATACCCTGAAGATACTGATTAATAAGTTTATTCATTGTAGGAAGGTATGTCTTGATGATCCTAGTCTTAATACCACTATCCTTTAATAACTGACCAGCAACATGTAATGTATCCTTATCTTTCTTAGTAGAAGCAATAGATTGTTTAGTATCATTACCAGTTTCTATAAGACCTTTAAGCTTCTCAAACTCTGCTTTCTTGTTTGCAGAATCTTTACTAAGATCATCTATCTCACTCTCAATATCTTTAATAGTATTTCTTACAGTATTAATTTGAAAATTGAATTGACTAATCTTTGAATTGATATCAATAACCTTACCACTAAGTTCAGTGAACTTAGTTTCTCTATGCTCCTCATCTATGATAGCAACTTCCAATTCTTTAAACCCACCCTCAAGCTCACCTATCTCAGTGTTACCTTCTTCTATCTTTACTGCTCTAAATTCTTCAGATAGATCTTGAGTGCAAGTAGGACATACATGATTATCTTGAAAGAACTTATGCTCCTTATGACAATTCTTAATCTTCTGTGATACCTTTGTTCTAAATGAATAAAGTTTCTTTAACTTCTTAGATACATCTGCTAGTTCCTGTAGTTCTAATTGTAATCTAGCAGCTTCTATATTCTGAACCTCTATTGCATCTAAAGAAACTTTCTCATCTGCATTAAGTTCCTCTATCTTATCTTTCTTTCTATCAATCTCACTCTGTGTCTTCTTCTCTATCTCATACATATAATTCTTTTGAAGTTCAATCCTTTGTCTCTGTATTTCAAATTGACCTTCTAAGCTTAGCAGTTCTTCTTTATTTTCTCTAACCTTAACACGTAAAACATCATTCATAACAGAGAAGATTTGGATGTCTAAGATATCCTCAATGATCTCCCTACGTTGTGCACCAGGTAATCGCATGAAAGGAACAAACGTAGATGATCCAAGTATCACAACCTGTGTGAATGACTTGTAGGACATTCGTAGTATGTTCTGTTCTAGATTCTTCTGCTGTATTGCTACTGTATGATCCTGATCTAAAGGTTGACCATTCAAATAGACTATAAACTTGTTAGGTTTAATACCACGTACAACTGTATACTTATTGTTACCAATATGAAACTCTACTTCAGCAATACAATCCTTCTCATTGATACTATTAACCAATGCAGATTTACTAATCTTACGAAACCCTCTTCCAAACAAAGCAAAGGTCAACGCATCTAAGATGGTTGACTTACCTGCACCGTTATGTCCAACGATAAGATTAGTTTTTGCTCTAGTTAAATCGATTTCAGAATAGGTATTACCAGTACTAAGGAAATTCTTCCATCGAACCTTTTCAAATATAATCATAAAATACGTGGTGGAATAATCAAATCATCTTTAGAATAGACAACATAATTTGTTTCTTGATGGTCACATGCTTTCATTATAGCATCTCCGTCAACTTCCTCAACATCAAGCTCAGGAGTTTCTGGATCATTTAACTCATCTACAAGATAAACATATCTCTCAGCATCTTCCTCTGCCTCAAACATAGGCACAATCTGTTCCATGTCTTCTCCAGTTACAGAGAAGACCTGTTGTGGTTTTCCAGCTAGAGTGAGGATAAACATGTTCATACAACCTCGCATGACTCTATGTATAGAGATTGCATCAATTTCTTGAGATCGGTTTTGTCTACTGCTATCTCTGCTTCATCAATATATTCATTGAGAAGAGTTAGAGTATCCTTAACATTTATCTCAACATCTTCATCTAAGTCAGTGTCTACAAGGGTTTCTACAATCTTAACATCATGTACTCCTGTATTATACAGCCTATCCAGTAAAGAGTCAAACTGTGAATAATTAGTTTTTTCTTCAACAATCAATTTTATAAAGTGATCTTCGTACACTCCAGTATCAAGCTTACTATAATCATTTTCAATATCATTATAGTATATCTTACTAAAGATTTCAAATGGATTCTTAATGAACCTCAATCTATCAGTTTCTGTATCATATATGTGGAAGCCTCTAGGATCCTTATAATCATTCCAGAACATCTGATAGGGGTTACCTAAGTACTGAACATTACCCTTCTTAGATCTATGATGAAAGTGACCTGACCACACACGATCAAATCTATTAAACTCTTTAATAGTTCTACCACCATCAAAATGCATTCCAGGTGTTACTTCAAAACCATCTATCTCTAGATGACCACAACATATATCAGCATTACTATTGTTTATAAACCATTCAGATCTATCTACATTAGAACTATTAATCCACGGTAATAGTAGAAAATTCTTACCATCAAATGAACACTCATGTGGTTCACTGAAGATTCTAATATTATCGTATTGTTCTAACAATAACTCAGGGGAATTGATATGACTACTATTCTTATAGTATGTCGTATGATTCCCTAGAATCATGTGTACATCATATGCTCTAAGTCTGTCGAAATAATCATTCTTAATCCTCGCCAGAGTATTATAATCCAGAGACTTTCGATTATCAAATGTGTCGCCAAGATCAAGGACGGTGGTGATACCTTCTCTTTCAAGAGTAGGGAAAAAGACTTCATCATAAAATTTCTTAAAAAATGCCCAGAATGCAGCAGAACCTTTTCGACCATCTAGGTGCTGGTCTGTAATGATTGCTATTTTCATAGCATCCGTGTCTTGATATTATATACTGCTCTATTATCAGGATAGAGTTCTCTTAATTTCTTTACTACTGCTAATTGTACTTCTAGTAAATTCATCTGCCCTCTCTTGATTTGTTTCGTATTGTTATATGATTTCCTTCGATTGCAAACTCTAGGTAGTCTACATGATCCCATCCAAGCTTATCATATAATTGATTAAGCTTTTCCATATCATCCCATAAGTCGGTAGGAGTAGGCTCCCCCCAAAAAGGATTATCGTCTGGATTCATCGGTTCATTTTTATTTCGATGTTTTCTTTAATACTATTCATATCAGATTTAGATGCGTTAAGACCTACAACACCAGTATCATCTACATGCATTACTGTAGCAGAGTCAGAATGATCTAAGATCTTCTGTTTAATCTCTAGTTGCTTCTTCTCTTTTTGGATACGTCTCAAGAAAGCATAGTATATGATCTGAGTGAAGTAAGCAAAAGGATTAGAAGATTTCTCAGGATCAAAGTTATCGATATACTGTAAGCAATTCTCAATACCATCACATATCATGTCTTCCCTGAAGGGGTAGTTCACGAAGTTTGGTTTGTAAGATAAGTGAGTAGCAATCTTAAGGAAGCACTCACCTATGTAATTAGGTACTCGTGGTTTATCCTTCTCATGCTCTCTTGCATAGATGACCCTTTCTCTATAAACGGTCATTGCTTCTAGGAGTTCTTTGTTGTTTACATAGTACTCAGTCTTTGCTCTCTTGGCCATATCGTTCTAAATCCTGTAAGAAGTATAGCATACCTATTTACAAAAAGCAATGTTTAAGATTCGTAACAATGCTTGACGGCGATCCAAAAACCCAGTACAATTCACCTTGTGGTGGTTCAAAGGAATGCTAGCTAGTTTTAAAGATCTTCTCTAGTAACTTTCTAGCTTCGGGAACGGATCCTACATATCCAGGAATTATTTTATTTGGATCCCCTATACCTTTACCTTCATTAATATGTCTATTGAGTTGTTTTGCTTTCTTATCTTCAGAAATACATTTCAAATAGAAAGCTCTAATCTTTGGATCACACTCAGTCATAGTTAATATATGTTTTTTGGGAATAAAAAACGAGTCGTCAAAAGTTGAGTGCATCCATTCAGTAAGACCAAAACCTTGAACCTGAAGCTTCTTATGTTTATGTCTTATCATCTCCACTTTCATAGGCTCAAAAATCAGGACGACCTCATCTTCAGGACAATTAGATATCCTACAGATGATCTCTTCCCCAGAGACAAACTTAACGGTAGCAAAGAATTCTTCTTCCATCATTGTAGATTTATTCTAATGACTTCATATTTAAAGTTCTCCCCTTTATAGATGTTAACTCTTTCGTCTAGATGTTTAAGTGTGTAGTTCCTACCACCTATATCATCAGCAATATCATATAAGGTTGCTAGTTCTTTACCTTCCCCCTTCCTAAGTACTCTACCAATGGATTGTAGATTTCTAATACGTGATTTACTGGGAGATGCGAAGATGATATTATGAAGCCGCTTAATATTAATCCCAGTACTAAAAGTACCGTATG